CACACGCCGTTACCATCAGACCATGACTACCGGTAACGAGCCACCCGTACCGGCCGAGCAGCCCCGGGCCGCCGGCCCACACTCCAACGACCGGCCCCGCGACGCCTGCGGAAACTTCGTCGCCAGCCAAGCCACCGCCGACAAGGCCGCCACAGCCGCACGCCTCAAAGCCGAGAACCCGCGCATGACGTACCAGCAGATCGCGGACGCCGTCGGCTACAGCGACAAGGGCAGCGCCTGGCGCGCCATCCAAAAATGCCGCAACGCCGTCCTCCAACAGGCCGGCGCCGAGCTGATCGCGTCCGAGGCCGCGCAGTTGGACGACCTGTTCGTGTCCGCGATGGAAGTCCTGGAACGGGACCACCCCACCGTGTCCCACGGCAGGGTCATCAAGGACGACAACGGGAACGTCCTCCTCGACGACGGGCCCAAGCTCGCCGCCCTGCGGGAGATGCGGGCGATCCGCGAGTCCTACCGCAAGCTCCTCGGCGTCGACCAGCCGACCCAGGTCGCCGTGTCCGGGCAGGTCCGGTACGAAGTCGTCGGTGTTGACGCGGCGGACCTCACGTGACGACCGCGCTCGACCAGGGCGCCATCGTCCGGTACGAGCCCCGCGGCGCAGCACGCGACCTGTTCAAGACCCGCACGTCGGAGGTTGTCCTCGCCGGCCCGGCGGGCACAGGCAAGAGCCTCGCCGCTCTGTTCCGCGTCCACCTCGCCGCGCTCCACAACCCTGGCATCCGCTGCCTCATCGCCCGCAAGACCGCCGTCAGCTTGGGCTCGACGACGCTGGTGACCTACGAGAAGAAGGTCGCCGCCGACTCCATCAGCCGCAGCATCGTCTCCTGGTTCGGCGGCAGCGCCCGCGAGGCCGCCTGCTACCGGTACTCCAACGGCTCGGTCATCGTGGTCGGGGGTCTCGACAAGCCGGAGAAGATCCTCTCCGCCGAATACGATCTTGTGTTCGTCGACGAGGCGACCGAACTCACCGAGACCGACTGGGAGACCATCGGCACCCGCCTGCGCAACGGGGTCCTGTCGTGGCAACAGCAGATCGCCGCCTGCAACCCGGCCCACCCCACGCACTGGATCAAACAGCGTGCCGAGCGCGGCCAGATGCGGATGCTCGTCTCCCGCCACCGCGACAACCCCGCCTACGTCAACGCGGACGGCACCCTCACGGAGAAGGGCGCCGACTACTTCAACAAGCTCGACGGCCTCACCGGGGTACGGCGTCTCCGCTTCCGCGACGGGGTGTGGGCTGCGGCCGAGGGGCTGATCTACGAGGCTTTCGATGAGTCCCTGCATGTCATTGAGCCGTTCAAGATCCCGCAGGAGTGGACGCGTTGGATGGCCGTCGACTTCGGTTACACCAACCCGATGGTCATGCAGTGGTGGGCCGAGGACGGTGACGGCCGGCTCTACCTGTACCGGGAGATCTACCGGGCGCAGCGCCTCGTTGAGGACCATGCGCGGGCGGCGTTGTCGTTGATGCGGTGGCCGTCGGGGCAGTGGAAGGAGCCGCAGCCGCGCGCGGTGATCTGTGACCACGATGCGGAGGACCGGGCCACGCTGGAGAAGCACCTCGGGCTGGGCACGTCGGCCGCGAAGAAGACCGTCAGCGACGGGATTCAGGCGGTGCAGTCCCGGCTGAAGGTCCAGGAAGACGGCAGGCCACGCCTGTTCATCGTGCGTGGTGCGCTCGACGAGCGGGACGAGTCCCTCGCGGAACGCTCGCTGCCGACGTGCACGGCGGAGGAGATCTCGGGCTACGTGTGGGCGGTGAAGCCGGGGACGGGCGGTGCGGGGTTGAAGGAGCAGCCGCTGAAGGAGAACGATCACGGGCTCGACGCTTTGCGGTACGTGGTCGCCGAGCGGGATTTGGGTGGTCGGCCGCAGGTGAGGTTCGTCGGATGAGGAAGGGTCACGTGAACCCCAAGAAGCTGAAAGATTTGCGGCCAGCGACTCTCTTGACAGGAGGATTTACACTCATCACAGCAGGATGCTGGAATATCTTCGGCATGGGCGTTGGTCTCATCGCCGGAGGAGTCCTCACCTGCGTACTCCAGTGGGTGCTCGACAGCGACTGAGTGAAGGGGGTGCCGAGTGGCCAAGACCCTCTTCGGCGCCCTCGGCAAAACCGCCTCCACCTTCACCAACCGCTCACCCATCGCCCTCGCCCCGTCTGGTGGGCGCAGCGGCCTCATCTCCAGCATCGTCCGACCCGCCGGGCAAGAGGCGCAGATGCGGGCCATGGGCAGCGTGGGCACGCTGTTCGCGATCGTCGAGCGGATCACCACCGCCTACTCCCAGGTCGAGTGGAAGCTGTACCGATCCGCTCCCTCGGGGCGCGACGAGGACCGGGTCGAGGTCACGCGGCACGCCGCACTTGACCTGTGGCTGCAGCCCAATGACTTCATGACTGGCCCCACGTGGCGCGAAGCAACGCAGCAGCACGAGGAACTGACCGGCGAGCAGTGGTGGATCATCTCCCGCAACGAGCGGTCGACGATCCCCCTGGAACTCTGGTTCGCCCGCCCCGACCGGATGACCCCCATCCCGGACCGGGACAACTTCCTGTCCGGGTACGTGTACTCATCCCCGACAGGCGAGCAAGTCCCCCTCGGCTTGGACGACGTCATCATGCTGCGCCGGCCCAATCCTTTGGACCCGTACCGCGGGTGGGGCCCGGTGCAGACGCTCCTCGCCGACCTCGACGCCAGCAGGGCGTCGGCCGAGTGGAACGCGAACTTTTTCCACAACTCGGCGCAGCCCGGTGGCATCGTCCAGGTCGACAAGCGGCTGTCGGACGACGAGTTCAACGAGTTCAACTCCCGCTGGCGTGAGCAGCACCGTGGCGTCGGTAACGCGCACAGGGTCGCCGTGCTGGAGAACGGCCTCCAGTGGGTTGACCGCAGCTACTCGATGGCGGACATGCAGTTCGCTGAGCTGCGCTCGGTGTCCCGCGAGATCATCCGCGAGGCGTTCGCGTTCCCGAAGCCCATGCTCGGCACGGTCGATGATGCGAACCGCGCGAACATGGAAGCGGCGAACGATATGCTCGCCCGCTGGCTCATCCGCCCGCGGCTCGAACGCATCCGCCAGGCCCTCAACACCCGCCTGCTGCCGATGTTCGGCACCACCGGCAAGGGCCTGGAGTTCGACTTCGAGGACCCCGTCACCGGGGACGTCGAGCTGGAATCGAAGCAGCTCGTAGCGCAGGCGAACGCGGTCAAGCTCCTGACGGACTCCGGGGCCTACGGGCCCGCAGCGCTCGCCGCAGTCGGCCTCCCCGACATCCCGTTCGGCGCCCCCGATGCCGACCCCGCCCGCGAGCTCCTGATCAAGCTCGTCACCCGGGCGCCGCTGCTCGCCCCGATCATCCTGCCGATGCTGGGCTACGACCTGCCCGAGGGCGCGCAGGCGGCTTCCGCTGCGTCGTTGTCCCCTGCGTCGGCCGCGTCGTGGGAACAGTCGGTGTCCGGACTCCTCGGCGCGCCCCTGGCCATCCGCAACGCCGACAGCGATCCGCTGGAGCAGATGCAGCAGGACCACGACACCGCCCTCGACGGCCTGCTCACCGACTTCGCCCCGATCGAGGACGACTGGATCGACGACCTCGGCGACCAGATCGAGAAGGCGATCGACGACGAGGACACCGCCGCCCTGGCCAGCCTGTCCCTCGACTCTTCGGACGCGGCCGACACGGTGCGGACGGCGCTCGGGGCGGCGGCGCAGCAGGCTGCGGACCGGATGGCGGACGAGGCGCGCAGCCAGGGCGTGCACGTGACCGCGCCCACGGTCGACGAGTCGCTCACCGCCAGGCTGCGCCCGGGACAGATCACGAACTTCGGCGACGAGCTAGCCACGATCGCTACCGCGGTCGCCGCGCTCATCGCGTCCGGGCTCGCAGCCTCGGCCGCACAGGAGGCGGTGCGCCGGTTCCTGCCTGGGGTGTCTGGCAAGACGGTTGCGACTGCGGTGAAGGGCAAGCTCCGCCAGCTGAAGGGCGTGTTCAAGAAGGACCAGCTCGGCGGCGCCGTGCACCGGGCGCAGAACGTGGGCCGGATCGCCACCCTCGAAGCCGCACCGCCGGAGCCGACAGCACGGTGGGTGGCCAGCGAGAAGAACGACGGCAACACCTGCCAGCCGTGCAAGGCGATCGACGGCACCACCTTCACCACGCTCGCCGACGTGACAGCCGCCTACGGGGCCGGCCCGTACCACGCGTGCGAGGGCGGCGTCCGCTGCCGGGGCACGGTCACCGCGTTCTGGGACACGACCGCGCCCGCCGAGGAGGCAACGCCATGAGCGGCATGACCGGGCTCAACCTGCCCGCGAACTTCGCCAGCTTCGTCGCCAAGCAGCGCGAGCAGGCCAACAAGCTCCGCAAGGAGCACGGCATCGAGGCCCAGTCCTGGTACCGCATCACCAACGCCACGTCCCCGGACGAAGCGGAAGTGATGTTGTACGACGAGATCGGCGGCTGGTACGGGGCGACCGCGGATGAGTTCATCGCGGACCTGCGCGGGATCTCCTCCCCGAACCTCCGCGTCCGCATCAACTCGCCTGGCGGGTCGGTGTTCGAGGGCATCGCCATCGCCAACGCGCTGCGCTCCCACCCCGCGAACGTCACCATCCAGGTCGACAGTGTGGCCGCGTCGATCGCCTCCGTCATCGCGATGGCCGGGGACCGGGTCGAGATGGCACCCAACGCCATGATCATGATCCACGAAGCCAGCGGCGTCTGCCTCGGCAACGCGGCCGACATGGAAGAGATGGCGCAGCTCCTCGCGCTCATCTCCGACAACATCGCGGACGCCTACGCCTCCCGCGCGGGCGGGACCCGCGACCAGTGGCGCGAGGCCATGCGCGCCGAGACCTGGTACCTCCCCGACGCCGCAGTCGAGGCCGGGCTCGCCGACGAGGCACTGTCCGTGCCGAAGCGCGGCGAACCCGTCGAACCGGCTGAACCGGTTGAGGACGAGCCGGAGCCCGAGATGGCCCGCGCCTGGGACCTCGCCGCCTACGGATACGCCGGACCGAAGCCGGAGCAGCCGGCCGAGGAGCCGGTCACCCTCACGTTCAACATCGGCGCCGGGGTGGACCCGCAGGTTCTCGAAGCGCTCCGAGCCATGGCCGCAGGCCGGACCGAGCCGGAGGCCGTTGCCGAGCCTGCCGAGCCGGAAGCCCTGGCCACGCCGGAGCCTGCGGCCGCCGCACCGGAGCAGCCCGCACCCGAAGTTCCCGCCGAGCCCGAGCCGCGGGCCCAGGCCCCGGAACCCGAAGACGCGTGGGCAGCCCTGACCGCCCACTTCACGAAGGACGAGCCCGACGCGTGGTCGGTGCTGGTCTCCAACCTCACCAGCACGACGGCGTCGTCCAGCGCGGCGACGAAAGCCTGAAGGAGGCACCAATGGCATCCACTCTGACCGAGCCGCGCAACGGCGACGAGCTGGCGGAAATGCTCGCCGACCCGGCGCGCGCCAAGCAGATCATGGAAACGCCGAAGTCACTCACCGACTTCATCGAGACCTACGCCAACCGGCAGCAGGGCGAAGGCACGGACCTGCAGCGGCAGATCGACGAAGGCGTCCAGCGCGGCCTCGCCAACATGCTCCGCGAGAACGACGTCAAGGACTCCGACCGCGACTCCATCAAGCGGCTCAACCTCGACCCGCAGACCCGCCCCGCGACGATGCTCACGTCGCACCGGCAGGCCACCGCCTACAACCCGAAGGCCGTCGGCGCCGCACTGGACGGAAAGTTCGAGAACGCCGCGGACTACTTCCGCCACGCCTGGCACCTCAACCGGGACCCGCAGGCCCGCGCCAAGATGGAAGACATCCGCAACTCGTACTCGTCGGTCGTTCCGGCGGACGGCGGGTTCCTCGTCCCGGAGACGCTGAGGAGCCAGCTCCTTCAGATCGCGCTGGAGTCGTCGGTCGTCCGCTCGCGCGCGACGGTCGTCCCGATGGAGACCGCCCGCGTCCCCTTCCCGATGATCGACTCGACGACCAACGTCGGCTCCGTGTTCGGCGGCATGATCGGCTACTGGGGCGAAGAGGGCGCGGCGCTCATCGAGTCGAACCCCAAGTTCGGCCGCGCCAACCTCGACGCGAAGAAGCTCACCGGGTTCGCCCTCGTCCCCAACGAGCTCCTCCAGGACAGCCTCATCTCCTTCGCCGCGCTCATCGAGACGCTGTGGCCGCAGGCGCTGGCGTTCTTCGAGGACGTCGCGTTCATGTCCGGCTCCGGCGCGGGCGAGCCCAACGGCTTCCTCGGCGCGGGCAACTCGGCGAGCATCGCGGTCACCAAGGAAGTCGGACAGGCCGCGGACACGATCGTCCTCGAAAACGTAATCAAGATGTACTCCCGCATGCTGCCGTCCTCGCTGGCGCGCGGGATCTGGGTGTGCTCCCCGGAAGCCATCCCCGAGCTGTACACGATGGCCCTCTCCGTGGGTACCGGCGGTGGCCCGGTCATGCTCACCAACGTCGCCGGCCCGGCGCCGATGACCATCTTCGGCCGGCCGCTCGTCGTCTCGGAGAAGGCCGGACGTCTCGGTGACCGTTCCGACCTCGCCTTCGTCGACCTGTCGTACTACTTGATCGGCGACCGGCAGCAGATGAGCGCGGACTCCTCGACCGAGTACAAGTTCGGCAACGACCAGACCGCCTTCAGGATCATCCAGCGCGTCGACGGCCGCCCCTGGCTGAAGAGCGCGATCACCCCGCAGAACGGTGGTCCGACGCTTTCGCCGTTCGTCGAGATCGAAGCCCGCTAACCGATCGGCCGCCGCCGGCAGTAACGCCCCGGCGGCGGCTTCCACCCGGGTCGGCAGTGTCGCCCCGACAGGACCCCAAGACGAAAGGAGCCCACGGTGGCTCAGAAGGCACTCGGCAGGCTGTTCAACACCAGCCCCGCCGCAGACGGCGTGTACATCAACCTCCGCGAGGCGGGCGGCATCGCCTTCCTCTGCTTCCTCACCGGCGCCGCAGGAGACACCTACACCCTCGTCGAGGCGAAGGACTCCTCCGGTACCGGCGCACAGAACCTCGCCGCGATCACCGAGTACTACACCAACACCGGCAACGCGTCCGACGCCTGGACGCGGCGCACGCAGGCAGCGGCGGCGACCGTCGTCACCACGGCCACGGCCACGCAGAACGCGGCCGTGTTCGAGGTGGAGGCCACGCAGCTCTCCGACACCTACAAGTACGTCAAGGTCACCTCGACTGGCGCGGGTGCCGTCAACGCGGTCACCCGCGACCTGATGACGCAGCGCACCCCGGCGAACCTGCCCGCGATGGGGGCGTGACTCATGTCCACTCTCATCCAGGGCGACCAGCTGCGGACGCTGCTCTTCGGCACTGCGGTATCGAAGGCGTACACCCCGCTCGCGGTCGAGACGAAGGTGCTGTTCAACGTCACCGGCGGGAAGGTGCTCATCACCTCCATCGTCGGCGAGGTGACCACCGCGATCACCGTCGCGGGTACCAGCAAGCTGCAGGCCAACCCCACCACCGGTACGGCTGGTGACCTGTGCGCGGCAACCGACCTGGGCACGACCGACACCCCGGCCGGTGACCTCATCTCCTTCCAGGGGCTGAAGGGGGATTCCATCGTCTTCGGGGTGGGTGCCACGCCGACGCTGAAGCAGCCGATCGTCGTCAACGTGGGGACGATCGAGCAGGTCAACGCGACGGGCGCGGACGGCGGGATCACGTGGACGCTCACGTATGTGCCGCTCGACAACGGCGCGTCTGTGGCGGCGGCCTGACATGGCTGGGTGGACGTGCGCAGCCTGCACCACCACGTATGCGGTGGGTGCCGCGAAGTGCCCGCAGTGCGGCAGCACGGAGCGTACCGACCAGCCTGGGGGCGCTGTGCTGCCTTCGGTGACGGTCGCGTGCGCCAACGACGTGTGCCGGTACGCGGGCAGGCAGCGGCGGGTGCACCTGCGCACGGCCGCTCCCGGGGTGCTGGAACTGCCTCGCCTGGTCTGTGCCGGGTGTGGGTTCGACGTGCCGACGGTCACGCCGTGGCCGCCGCTGACTGATTCGGAGGACGAGCAGATGCCGAAGATCACCGTTCACGGCGGTGCGACCAACGCCGCCGAGGACGTCGCGGAGGTCGAGGGAGGTGAGGACGTATCAGCTGGGAGCAGCTCCGAGACATCCTCCGAGAAGCCGGAGAGCTCGCCCGAGCAGAGCGAGCAGCCGGACCGATCGCCTGCCCGACCGACGGTGAGCCGCTCAGGGAAGGCCCGGACGGCGAAAAGTACTGCCCCTTCGACGGGTGGAGGCCGGGCGGCCGGCACGTCGGGGACCGACTCCGCTGAGGCAGGCAGCTAGTGAGCGCCTTCCGGAACACGGAGCTGTTCAGGGCCACAGGTCTGACCCTGAACAGTTCGACGGACAGCAACACCGCCGGGATCACCAACGACACGACGGGCCGGACCGGGGCGATCGACATCTCCCGGGTCAGCAGTGGCCTGTTGGTGGTGACGGTGGCGAACGCCCCGACCGGATCGTCGCCGACGCTCGCGGTGTTCTTCGAGGTCGCGGACGCCTACGGCACCTACGTGCAGACGTCGTCCGCCACCTCGATCGGCGGGGCGCTCCTGACGAGCACCGGGTTCACCTACGGCCTGATCAACAACGGCTACGTCCTCACCAATCAGGGCCGTATCCGCTGGGTGGTCGGCGGCACGGCTACCCCGACGTTCACCGGGGTGTCCTTCTCCATCCACGGCCGGCCCTGACCACCGCATTACCCGAGACCTGAGAGGAGGTGACGAGAGATGACCCCCTGGTACGCCACACGTGAAGAGATCAAGGCGGAGCTCGACGTCAAAGAGACGGCCCGCAGCAACGCCCGTATCGACCGGGCGTTGGCCGACGCGACCGATGCCGTGCATGGGCTGACGCACCGCCGGTTCTACCCGCAGGTCGCGACCCGCAAGTTCGACTGGCCGCCCCGCGTCGGGTCGACTCCGTGGATTCTGCGGCTCGGCAGCAACGAGCTGATCTCCGTCACCACCCTCTCCTCCGGAGGCACAACGATCAGCCCGGCCGACTACCTGCTGCGCCGCGGCGACGACGTCGACGAGGCCCCGTACACGCGCCTGGAACTCAGCATCGGCTCGGACGCCAGCTTCGGTGGCGGCCCGACCTACCAGCAGGACATCACCGTCGTCGGGGTGTTCGGCTACCGCAACGACGAGACCACGGCCGGCGCCACGGTCGAGGACCTCGACACCACCGAGACCGAGGTCAACGTCGATGCAGCCACCTCCGCCGCGGCCGGGGTGGGGGCGCTGCTCCGTATCGACGACGAGCGGGTCATCGTCACCGGGCGCAGCCTGCTCTACACCGGGCAGACCCTCGGCGGTGCGGGCCTGACCAATCAGAACAGTGTGGTGGTCGTGACCGTCGCAGACGGGACCGGGTTCGCGGCAGGCGAGACGATCGTCATCGACGGGGAGCGGATGCTTGTCGAGGACATCGCCGGGGACACGCTGATCGTGCGGCGGGCGTGGGACGGGTCGACGATCGCCGCCCATGCTGCGGCCACTGCGATCTTCGCGCCTCGCACTTTGACGGTGGAGCGGGGCGCTCTCGGCACCACTGCCGTCTCGCACACCAGCGGGGCCGCGGTGGCCCGGTGGGTGGCTCCCGGCTCGGTCCGCCAGCTGTGCATCGCTGAGGCCCTCACCGACCTGCTGCAGGGCCGGTCCGGGTACGCGCGCACCGCAGGCTCCGGAGACAACGAGCGTGAGGCGTCCGGGCGCGGCCTCGCCGACCTGCGGGCCCGCGTCTACACCAGCCATGGCCGCAAGGCCCGAAGCGCGGCGGTGTAGCCATGCGCCTCATCGTATCCACCAGCGAGCGCGGCCCGATGTTCGACGGGCGGGCGCGGCGTGCCGCGAACGAGTACGTCAACCGGCTGGAGCGGAACCTCGCCGAGGAGGGCCTGAACATCCTCAAGCAGGAGATGCGCGCCGTGTTCAAGAAGCCGACCGGCTACTACGAGTCCCGCTGCGTCGTGGTCGACGGCAACGTGATCTCCGACTCCCGTGTCGTGTACGGGCCGTGGCTGGCCGGCGTCGGGTCGCGGAACTATCCGGTGACCAAGTTCAAGGGCTACGACCACTGGATCAAGACCCGGCATGAGCTGAACTCCCGTAAGCGCGGCATCGGTGAACGGCTGCTGCGCCGCTACACGGGACGGATGTGATTGCCGTGCCCTTGGATCTCGCCGCGTACCGCAGTGCGGCCATGTCGCACGCGCAGGGCCTTGGCCTGTTCGAGCAGGTCCTCGGTCATGAGCCGGTGTCGTCGCCGGGCTCGGGGCTGACGTATGCGATGTGGGTCGGCCCGGTGCGCCCGGTCCCTGCCCGGTCCGGGCTGGACAGCGTGTCGGCCCGTCTGGAGTTGCGTGGCCGGGTGTTCCTGCCTGCCGACTCGGAGCCGTACGACGACACCGACGTGACCGTGACGGGTGCGGTGAGTGCGCTGATGAACGCGTACTGCGGCGACTTCGAGCTCGGCGGGACGGTCGCGAACGTCGACCTGCTTGGCGCGCACGGGGCGGGCCTGGGTGCCGAGTTCGGTTACACGGACATCGGCAGCACGAAGTACCGGGTGGCCACGCTGACCGTGCCCCTGATTATCAACGACGCGTGGACGGAGGCCCCGTAGTGGCTAAGACAGGCGGGCTCGGGGATGCGCTCTACATCCAGGGCTTCAACGCGAGCGGCGACATTCAGCAGCTCGGCAACATCGGCGGCGGACCTGCGCTGCTCAACTTCACCGGGATCGACAAGTCGGCATACGAGCGGCAAGGCGGGCTCCGCTCGGGCCAGTTCGAGATGACGACGTACTTCAACACGGTGGCCGTCACGGGTGGCCTGCACGAGAAGCTGTCGGCGCTGCCTCGCACCGACGTCGTCATGACCTACGGCCGGGGCACCACGCTCGGCGACCCGGCCGCCTCCCTCATCGGGAAGCAGGTCAACTACGACCCGACCCGCGCCGACGACGGCATGCTGACGTTCGGCGTGTCCGCGCAGTCGAACGGCTACGGGATCGAGTGGGGCCGGCAGCTCACGGCCGGGGTGCGGACGGACACGGCGGCAACGCTGGGCACGGGCATCGACACTGCGGCGTCCGCTTCGTTCGGCGGGCAGGCCTATCTCCAGGTGTTCTCCTTCACGGGCACGGACGTCACGGTGAAGATCCAGGACAGCGCGGACAACATCACGTTCGCCGACGTCGCTGGATTCAACTTCACGCAGATCACGGGCGGCGCTCCTCTCGCTGAGCGGATCGCGCTGTCGAACACGGCGACGCTGCGCCGCTATCTGCGGGCGACGACGGTCACCACGGGTGGTGTCACCTCGGTCGCGTTCTCCGTGAACGTGATCAAGAACGAGAACCTGGGGGTGACCTTCTGATGGCCGCCGAACTCAACCGCGTCTCCCCACAGATGGACCCCCAGTTCTATAAGACCTACGCGGTGGTCGCGCCGATCGGCACGCACTTCAGGCCCGGGACCTGCGCGGAGACCGACTGCCCGCACTACCTCAACGGGTGGGGCGTCCGGCTGGAGAACCTCACGCCGGACCTGCGGGAGACCGTCAAGTCCGCCACGTTCGAGCATCAGGGCAGGAAGGTCAAGTACCAGTACGCGGTGCGGACCCTCGAAGACGGTCACATTTATCTCGTCTTCGCGGCTGGCCAGCCCTGCTTCCGTGCCTCGCAGCACCGGGTGCGGATCGAGAAGCCGCCGCTGTACATCGTCCGAGACGGCGACCACCGAGGTAACCCTCGGCGGACGCGGGCCCGGCAGCACCTGAACCCGACGCACTGGGTCGAGGACTTCGCCACGCATCAGCAGGCGATCGCCGATGAGATCGCGAAGGGGTGACAGCGATGAGTGAACCGAAGCTGCGCCTGGTCATCGACGGCGTCGACCTCACCGACGAGTGCGACAGCGTCGAGCCGACCACGTCCGCCATGGTCCACGACATCCCCGACGAGGGGCCCGCCGTGTCGCGGGTGCTCGGGCCGCAGAGCTTCACCCTGCTGATCACCGCTCCAAGCGACCGCCTGTACGCGCTGGTCGACGGCGGCAAGACGGCACGTGAGGTGAAGCTCGTCGCCGCATGGGTCAACAACTCCATCACCCACCCCACGCACTTCCACAAGGGCTGGGTCGGGGCCGACGGGGTCCGCAAAATGTTCGGCTCTCTCGCACCCGACCGGGAGCGCGAAGCCAAGTGGGTCGAGGAGTCGCCCGCCTTCACGGCAGGCGAAACGGATAGAAAGGTATAAGTCATGGCGAAGGCGTCAGGTCTTGGACAAACCACACTCTCGGTCGACGATAGCGCGGGCACCGCGAGGGCGATCAAGAACGACATCACGAACTGGCAGATGTCCACGCCGCGCGGCGTGCAGGACATCACCGGCGTGGACAAGTCGGCGAACGAGCGGCTGCTGCTGCTCGCCGACGGCAGCGTCACGCTGAACGGAGTCTTCAACGCGGCGGCGAACCAGTCGCATGACGTGTTCAAGACCGTGCCCAGCACGTCGGTGCAGCGCACCGTGACGCAGACCGTCAACGGCGTGACCCTCGCGATGGAGATGATCGCGACCGACTACCAGCTCACCCGCTCCGACTCCGGTGAACTCACCTTCTCGGTACCCATGTCCCTTGCGGACGGTTCTGTCCCGACTTGGGCGTGAAAGGCAGCACATGGGCTACAACGCATCCGTCAGCAAGGTGGTTATCCGCTTCGCCGACGGCCACAAGTACCACGGCGCCGAGGCCACGCTGAAGGGCATGGCCTTCGGCGAGTACACCGCAGCCACCGGCCTGGACGGCGGGGACGGGGAGGACGTCGCCGCGAGCATGAAGCGGTTCGCCGGCAACCTCCTCTCCTGGAACCTCGAAGACGACGGCGGCAAGCCGATCCCTGCCACCGAGGACGGGCTGAAGCAGGTCGACCAGGCCCTCGCCCGCGCGCTGCAGAACGCGTATGTGGAGGCGCTGATCGGGGTCCACGATGCGGACCCTTTGCCGCAGAGCTCGCCCTCTGGCGGGCCGTCCCTGGTGGAGTCCGTCCCGATGGAAGCACTGTCCGAGAGCCTGGCGAGCTGACGAGGGCCCGGTACCTGCTCGGCCTGTTGGAGCGGTTCCCGGGCTACACCCTGTCCTCCCTCATGCAGGAGGACACAGAGCTGATGCGCCTCGTAGCGATTGAGGAGCTCGGCGGCGGACGCGACCGAGGAGGGGAGGTGAGCGATGTCTGACGATGTGATCGTTATCCGGGTCCGGGTCGGTGACGAGACGGTCGACGGATTCCGGGACATCAACGGCCGACTGCGGACGATGAGTGGGCAGTTCGCGCGGGCGGCCGATGATGTGAACCGGTCGGGTTCCCGGATGTCGAGGGCCATGCTCGACGTCCGGGGGTCGCTGCTCTCCCTCGCCCCGGCCGCGATCCCTGTTGCGGCGTCGCTGGCCCCGATCGCGGTCCAGGCGGGCGCGGCCGGTCTGGCGGTGGCGGCGTTCGGTGCTGCGGTGATCCCGCAGATCGGGAATCTGAAGGATGCGACGCAGGCGCAGACGAAGTACAGCGCTGCGGTTCAGCAGTATGGGGCGCATTCGAAGCAGGCTGTGGCGGCGCAGGCGCAGGCGGCGCAGGTGCTGGGTGCGATGCCGAAGGCGACGGCGCGGGCGGCGTTCGGGTTCATGGGGTTGAAGGACGAGTTCAAGGATTTCTCCGACTCGACAGCTCGGTTCACGATGGTGCCGGTCGAGAAGTCGTTCGCGGTCCTCGGGCAGATCCTGCCGAAGCTGACGCCGATGGTCGAGGGCACGTCGACCCAGCTGAACCGCCTGATGGATGTGGCCGGCGGGGGGATCAATAGCGGGGCGTTCGATGCGCTGTCGTCGACGGTGTCGGACTTCGCGAACTCGACGTTGAAGGGCGCCACGGACCGGGCGATTCACTTCATGCGCGTGCTGTCGGAGGGCAACGCACACGGGCCGATCGCGTCGTTCTTCGAGTACGCGCGGGCACAGGGTCCTGCGGTGAAGCAGCTGCTGACCAGTGTTGCCGAGGCCGTCAGCAACCTGTTGCAGGGTGCGGCGCAGGCTGGGCCGGGGATGCTGACCCTGGTCAACGCCATGGCGAAGCTGGTGGCGGCGGTGCCGCCGTCGCTGATCGGCACGCTCATGTCGGTGTACACCGCGTTCAAGTTGATCAAGCTGGCCGGGTCGGGGGTCGGTGCGATCGCCGGGGGCTACGCCACCCTGGTCACAAAGATCACCGCCCTGCGTGCTGCTGCGGCTGCCGCGGGCGGCGGGATCACGGGGATGACGACGGCGCTGGGCACCCTGTCGACGGGTGGTAAGGCGGCGCTCGCGCTCGGTGCTGTCGGGGCGCTGGTCCTGGCCATGCACGAGCTGAGCACCAATAAGGCTCCGGTCGCCGTCGATGAGTTGTCGACCAGCCTCAACACCTTGGCCTCGACGGGCAAGGTCACGGGTGTCCTCAAGACGAACCTCGACGAGATGTCCAAGTCGATCGCGATGGTATCGAAGGGTGCGAGCGACAACGGCATTCTGACGATGGTGTCGGACTTCGGCACTTGGGTCGGCATCGCCACCGGCCCGGGGATCTCGGATGCGAAGAAGAACGTCGAGGCCTGGGACAAGGTCATGGCGGACAACGTCAGGAGCGGGAACCCCAAGCTTGCTGCAGCCCAGTACGAGATCCTCCGCAAGTCCTGGATTGCGGCAGGCGGGGATCTGAAGGAACTGGACGAGGCCACCACCGGCTACAAGGGCGCGCAGGCTGATGCGGCGTTCGAACAGAAGCAAGCCGCCGAGAGCATGGGCATCTTCGGCGCGGCGGCGCAGGCTGCGCAGGCGAAGTTGGATGCGCAGAAGGCGTCGGCTGACGGGCTGCGGGCCAGCATCGTCGCGCTCAACGACGTCAACCGGTCGGCGTATGACGGGCAGATCGCTTTTGAGGCGGGCATGGACAGCCTGTCGGAGTCGTTCAAGAAGAACGGCGCCACCCTCGACCTGAACACGGAGAAGGGCCGGGCGAACGGCACGGCCATGTCGCAGGCGGCTAAAGCCCAGGACGAGATGATTGCGTCTGGTCTCGCTGCTGGTGATTCCCTGTCGTCGATGACGGGCAAGTCGTCCGAGCTGCGCGCGGAAATGCTGAAGCTCGCCACCGAGGCGTTCGACGGGAACAAAAAGAAAGCACAGGAGTACGTCAACACGTTGCTCGGTGTGCCGTCCGAGATTAAGACGCTGATCAAAGCGGAGAAAGACGAGGCCGTCGCTGGTCTCAACGAGGTCGAGGCTGCGATTCGGAAGACGCCGAGTGCCAAGAGCGTCACGGTGTCGACGCTGAACGGTGCGGCGATCAAGGCTCTGGAAGCGGTTGGATACAAGACGAAAACGCTGCCTGACGGCAGGACCATGGTGTACACGGCGAATGGGAAAGCCCTCGGCAACATCTCCGCGGTGGTGCGCGCGCTGAACGCGGTGAACGGGAAGCGGGCCAACACCTGGGTGACGAACACGATCACGACCAGGCATGTCAATGAGCTTGCGCAGCGCGGCCAGTCGGTACATGACGCGGTCGGTGCGACCGGCGGCCTGTACACGGGCAAGGCGTTCCGGTACGCAGACGGCGGCCCTGTGCAGGGGCCCGGTACCGGGACCAGCGATGACGTTCCGGCGCCGTGGTTGTCGAATGGTGAGTTCGTCATCAAGGCTGCGTCGGTGCAGAAGTACGGCGAGAAGTTCCTCCGGATGGTCAACGACGGCCAGTACGAGGAGGGGCAGAGGTTCGCCAAGGGCGGGAAGGTGTCGAAGGCGCGGGCCGCGGCGAAGGCGCAGGCGGCTGCCGAGAGGCAGGCCCGTTCGGATGCGTGGGGTCAGCTGACCGTCAGTCGCTACGGGCAGATGGCCGGGTACCAGCGGAGCGAGTTCGGGTCCGCGTTTGCCAAGCCTGACTCCGTCGGCTCGCTGGTGAACGCGTTGAACCAGTGGCGCGGCATCATCCAGAAGTCGACGCACGGGGGCACCGAGAGTCGCCTGCTGAAGCAGTTGGATGCCACGGGCAAGGCGTTGCTGAAGCAGGAGAAGCAGCTCACCTCCGTGAACAAGGCGCTGGAGGGGGCTAAGTCCAAGCTCAACGACCTGAAGTCGTCGGCCGCCTCGCTGTCCTCCTCGGTGAAGAGCAGCGTCCTCGGTGCGGCGAACATCACCAAGGG